CAGTTTCTCTGTCTACAAGAAGCCACTTCTCTGGTGATTTGGTTTTAACCTGAAGAACAACTGCAGTAGATATTGTTTTAAAATTAAAAAGCTTTCTCAACTTTACCCCTTAATCGCTAGTACGCTTTTTGTATTCAAAAGCAAATACTTTTCTCCGTCTTCATCTTCAATATCAGTTCCACTGTTTTGGTTGTAATACACACTATCCCCAATGGCTAGCCCATTAATTGGTATAAGCTCACCCTTATAGTTGTGTTCACCATTTCCAAGATCAAGTATCTTGCCAGTTCTAAGATTAGATTCACTTAATGATGCCATTAAGACTATACCAGAAGATGTGGTCCTGTCTTCAACTTTATCTTCTTTCACTAACAGCAGATTACCAAAAGGCTTGATCATTTTTTACTCCTCGAAAGACTGTTGACTTGCCCAAAACCGATCCTGTACCGATTTTTCTTGTATTTTTTTTGCTTCCATAATTACAGAAATTTCTTGATACAGTCTATATCCAAGATAGCCGCAGACAGCTAAAGATAAAATAAAAATAATAATAAGTGTTTTCATATATTATATTATACTATACACAATGCGGTCAGTCAATAGCATAATCAAGATAATCCTAAAAAGTGTTTTGCAAGTGCAGTTATGGCAAGCAGTGACCATATTATATTAAACCAGATTAATGTTGGAAGAGTCTTTACTGTTGATGACCATATTAAGGCTAGGCTAGTAACTAAAGCAAAGATGAATAGCCACCAAAATTGAACTCCAAAGATGAGTCCTGGGACAATAATTGCAGCCTTTGTCATAAAGGCAAAAAACTCTACTGTATTTGGTAGATTCCAGTAATCTTTATGGCGCATGGTGCCAAGGGCAATAAGCCAATCTTTTTTAAACTTCATTGTGAAACTTTTCTTTAAGGTATCTATAGTGATTAGGGGCATCTTTAATTGCTTCCGTCCATTTTTTTACAGAAGATTCACTTCTAGACTTAAATGTCTGAGCGATCTCGTTAAAATCTTTTGAAGGATACACGTGTTGCCATTCCCTAATTACTTGTTTAGTAACTGGGCCCCAGTCATTTCCTACAGCAATGCAGTGAAACCCGCACCATCTATCAACATGCAATGCCTTGTTACTTATCTTATTCATAATCTCAGAGCTAAACGACATCAAATGATCTGAATTAAGAAATGCTCTGCTGTTTGGGAGAACATCTCTAGTAGACATAAACTTCCAAAACTCTGTGTCTGTTCTTGATGTCAATATGTAATGTAGTTGAACAAAAGATGAAAATGAATCGAAGTCTCTTTTTACTTCAAGATTATATGCTTCTTGATCAAACTTATTATAGTGACCCCTGGATATCATTCTTGAAATAAGAAGTGAGTGTGAGTGTATAAATCTTAGTCCGTTTGATTCAAGTGGCTCTAAGAAAGCTCCAGATAGTCCTATGGCGACAACATTTTTGTTCCATGGCTTAGACACTATCCCAGACCTAAAACTAATTTCTCTGAAGCTTAGCCCTTCAATTCTGTGTTCACCGTGAGTCTTTCTTAAATGATCTTTAAATTCTTCCAAGGCATCTTCTGATGATGTAAACTTATCTGAGTATACATATCCAGTTCCTATTCTAGAATAAAGTGGAGCATTCCAAACCCATCCGTATCCAAGAGCTGTGCAATTAGTAAATAGCTCTACCTCTTTCTCTGGATCTTCATAAGGTATTTGTACCGCCCATGCTTTATTTACTGGCAACCTGTCTTCATGAGATTCAAACTCTGTTCCAAGGGCTTCTGTTATAAGAAGTCCTTTAAACCCAGAGCAGTCTATATACAGATCTGCATCGCAAAACTCTCCGTTGTTTAACTTAAGACCAAGGATTCCGCTTTCATCTTTTAGAACTTCGTCTATATTTGCCTGAATATGCTTTACGCCCCTAGGCTTCGCATATTTTTCTTTTAAGTATTCAGCAAATTTTATTGCATCAAATTGCAATGCCATGTCTTTCATGAAATCAAATCCATCCATCTGCTTCAAGCTCTTAGGGATAAAAACCTTATTCTCTTTCATCATTACTGACGATGGGAATAGGTAGTCCACATAGCTTTGTTTTGTTGTTGAAGAATCTAATGATTTCAATATATGCCAGTCGTTTGCCCCTCTTTGAGTGCAATTACCTTGGTATGGATCCCCAAATGGATAGTGGAATCCACCATCACCTAAAGAATAAAAGTCTGTAAACTTAATTGATAACTTATATGCAGCGTCAGTAAATTTCATAAATTCTTCGTGATCTATTTCTAAAGCACTTAGCCAAGCTATAAAACCAACTGTAGTAGACTCCCCTACGCCAATCTTTGGCACATCAGGACTTTCTATAAGTGTTATATCTTTATCTGGATATTCTTTTATCAGAGTTGATGCGGCCATCCAACCAGCTGAACCACCACCGACTATTACTATGCGATCTGACTTCATTTAAATCCATTTCTAGTTAATGTTACATTGTACAATAATTAAAGATTTAATTCAATAGCCTAGCAGGTTTCCCCGCTTGAAATTGGCCTGCTAGAAAGATCTGAATAGCATACGCCATACATTGTATGTCTGACCCCATTTATTACTGGAGTAACCCTATGTGTAAATTCTTTTGTCATTGGAATATTTACTAGCATTCCAACTTCAGGAGTTATCTTATAGTCTTTATACGCAAACTCTAATAAACCGCCTTCAAAGTTGTCATTTAGATATAAAGACCATGCACCAGTCATAATAAAATCATCGCTTTTTGTTACACCTTCGACTGCTTCGTAGTGATAGTTATATGCACCGCTATGATCAGAATCGTCTAATGGCCAAAATGATTGAAGTGTTATGTCTTTGTTTAAATTTTTTGGTAGCACCTGATCCATACGATCAAGTGCTCCACCTGGATTCCAGAACAGAGGATCTTGGTATCTTTCATCTGTTTCCGATGGGAACTTTGCACTTAAGCTTAAATCAATCCCTCGTGAAGGACAAATTGTTCCTTCTGGATGCAAATCTACTTTTACACCGATAAACTTATTTCTAATTGAAGTAGATCGTGAAGTTAAATACCAGCCAGTTGGTTCATCACAATAACCTTTTAAAAAATTAAGCTCATCTGTTGTTAAAAAGTTAGGAATATACCAGAGATCTTGGTCTATAAAAACCTTTTTGGATTCTAAGCTCTGGTCCATAAATTAATCTTTATCCTACTCTTGAACAGGTTCTATAGTGGATATATTCTTGTCAAAATATTCTGCGTCTGGGCTGTAGAACCATTGAGATAGCAGATCAAAAGATAGCTCTCTCAAAACTGATTCTCCAGATTCAGAAGTAAGTGTAACCAAATAGGTTCCATCTTCTCTGTATACATAGCTGACACGCCCATTTTCTGTAGGGAATGAATGATCATGTTCATTTCCATCTTTATCTATTCCAGTAGAACTAATACCCTTTTCAAATATATACTGAGAGTGATCTTCTTTTGTCATAATTAATCCTTTTCTTCTTCAATAATTTGGTCTACAACAATTCCCTCTGGTACCTTGCCAGCTTTAATTGCTGCTTCTTGATTTCTTCTAGCGTTACATTTAATGTCTGCTGAAGTCAAGCTTTCCATCAGGCCTTGCGGCAATTCTTCTGGGTTATCAACTCCAGCATATGGATCTTCTAGAAGAGGGTGTGCGACTCCATCTTTCCATTGTTGCTTCAGTTGATACTGATGAATTCTTTCTTTAAAGATCAATCTTTCCCATTCTTGTAGCTGAGCTTCTGAATACCATGCATCTGCATAATCCCAAAATATAACTATAGTGTATCTTGTTCCAGCAGTAATTTCAGATACGCTATGAATATTTTCTACCCCACCAGGAAATGAGACAAAGGAACCTGTTGGTGGAACAACATCTAGATTATGATCTCTAAACTTTAACACTCCGCCATCATAATCTGGCTGGCTGTTTAGATAAATTCCAGAGTATTGCTTGTTGTCTGCCCAACCCATATCTTTGCCATCAAGATCTGTGTTATCTGAATGATCGTTGGCATAAGCACCAATTTCCCATTTCTGTGCATGCATGCTGTTAATCTTCATTGGTCTTCCAGCAGCATCAGAACAATACTGAATCATTCTTTCTCTTAAATTAGCCATGTATTCTTCAGTGATAGAAGTTCCATGATCTTTAGTAAATGGAGAAACAACATGCATTCCATAAGATCCATAGAAACAAATGAATCTCCACTCTTCTTCATTAGCATTAAAGAATTTAATTAATTCTTCACACTCTTCTTTACTAATAAAGTTTTCATACTGCCATATACCTGTTCCGCCTCCACCAAGAAGCTTTCCTCCAAGTTGACTAGCATGCTGCAATAATGATTCCATAATTAAACTTTCTTTCTTCCAGTTTTTCTAGGTGCTTGAGGAACAGCTGGAGTTTCTCTTCTAATTCCGTGCTTATTCACATCAATTTTAATTGGTGGTCTTTTTTCCTGTATACCAGATTTAAATTTACCCTGAGAAGGATTCTTTCTTGTTGCCTCTCCAGAGTTTACAACATTTTCTGACACTATGCTCCCTTTATTTGTGAGATAGTTACAACGTTATTACTTGCTGGAGATGGAGCTGATTCATATTGAATCTGCTCTTCTTTACCGCATGCACAATCTTTACACATTATCTATTACCCTGATCTGAAACATCCTGGATATTAACTTCTTTAATTCCAGTTTCACTGCCTACGCTTTCGCAACCGCATTCAACGCACATATTACTTTGGGCCTTGTGCTTGTGCCTGGTTTGACATATCCGTTGATGGGAATGCTGCAGCAGGTGCATCTGACAGGTGTAGGTTTAGATCGTTTGATCCTGACTGCTCGCCTGTTTCGTTAAATCCTTTTAAATCTTTTCCGTCTGACATGGTATTACTCCTATAGGTTATTTATTTAAGCGGGACTAGTATTCCGCTTATAGAACTATTATAGCATTTAGTTGATTAGGACTTGTATTGCTCATGCCAGCAATCATCGCAAATGTCTATTATTGCGCCCTCTGGCTTAGAAGACAGCCTAGTAGCCTCTTTGCCACATCCTGGAATTTCACATTTACCACTAAACATTGTTTGTTTTATTTGACTTTCTTGGTGTATATGGGCCTAGGTCTGCTTTGACTCTTCCATCTTTTCTTAATCTGACAATTCTTCCATCTTTGATCTGAGTGTCATTAAACGCAGTTGATTTTCTTTTTGCCACTACTTTAATTTCCCGCCAAATTTTGACCATGCTCTTTCATGTAGAAAAAACCCTATCATTTCGCATGCAGTGTAAATAATTGCAAATGTGCCAGCGTACTCCCAGTGGGCTTCGCCAGTAATAGCCATTTCAAAGAAGTAAACTAGTGTGCCAACAAATCCAATATGAACTGCTGGCCAAGTAATTGATTTATAAAAACTTCTTTTCTTTGATTCCATTATAGAGCTACAGACCCTTTGCCACCGCCAGAAGTTTTCTTCGCTGGTGCCTTCTTAGCAACCTTCTTCGCTGGTGCCTTCTTAGCAACCTTCTTCGCTGGTGCCTTCTTAGCAACCTTCTTCGCTGGTGCCTTCTTAGCTGAAGTTTTAATCTCTTCTAGCATGGCTTCAACTTGAGATTCAACCGAGTTGAACCCTAACCAATTTTTTAAATTCTTTAACATGATTCCTCTTTTTCTTTTAATTTTTTAATTACGAGAGCTAAAACGTCTTTAGGTCTCCAGTCTGGTGGAAATTCTAAATTTTCCATATCGTTTATTAATTCTCTTAAAATCTTTTTTTTAATTACGTGAAAATGATCCCATTCCATATATATATTTTATCATAATAGTATTAATGGGGCAGGCACGTGCACCTGCCCCATTAATTAACTAATTACTTTAGGTAAGTAACCTTTGCCTTTGGATTCTTTGCATTCCACTTCTTTGCAAGTGAATTGAAAGCATCCTTGATTGACTTAAGTGCAGCAGCATTATCTGCTGTTAACTTAGCAATAGTTGCATCCTTAGCAAGGACAACAGCATCTGAAGCAGTCTTAGCATCGGCAAGAGCCTTGGCTGAAGCGGCCTTTTCAGCTGCTAGTGCAGTTGCAGAAGCGGCCTTCTCTGCTGCGAGAGCAGCATCTGAAGCAGCCTTAGCAGCAACAGCATCTGAAGCAGCCTTTACGACTGCAGCATCTGAAATTGCCTTAGCAGCAAGTGCTGCATCCTTAGCAGCCTTCTCAGCAGCAAGTTCTGATACTAGATCACGAACTGCGATCTCTGCAAATGGTGCAAGTGCACGAGCAGGTAGACCAACTACGTCAGCAGTTGTTGCATCTGATGATGTTGTAGGTGAGAATGTGATTAGTGATCGTGTTCCAGTTGCTGGAAGTGTTGCAACAAACTTGGCAACACCAAAATCTGAAAGTGTAGCACCAGTTGTTGCTGTTGCTGTATCTAGTACTGCTGTTGAAGCAAATACTGTTGCAGTAATTGACTTAGCAGATACCTTGTTTCCAAATGTGTCTGTTGCAGTTACTGAGATGTCTTGCTTTGTACCAGCAGCACCTGTAGCAGGAGCGGATACTGTAAGAGTATTAATCTTACCAGCAGTTCCCTGTACGTAGTATGTAAATGTAGTTCCCTGATTGGTAACTGTTACTGTTCCAATTGCTGTGGTCTTTGTATATACCCAGAATGTTGCAGTTGTTCCTGTACCAGTTGCAACTGTCAAGGTTGAAGAACCTGATGTTGCTCCTACTGGTGCAGCAGTTGTGTGTAGTGCAGACACGATTGTTGCGTTTGTTGCTACTACAGAAACAGTTGTTCCTGTGTCAACAGTTGCGACGAACTTAAGTGCGTCTGCAGCGTCAACTGTGTTGTCTGCAGGGACTGGCAATGCAGCAGGTGTTGAGATTGATGAAGCGGTTGTGTTAGCCGTTCCAGCAAGATCTACAGCAACTGTCATTACAGCAGCACTTGCAGGTGTTGCTACCATTGTGCCCAAAGTCATGGCTGCAACCATGGCTAGTGCGATTTTCTTAAATGAGTTCATTTAATTTATTCTCCTTATTTCCTCTGTAACCTTTGCGGTTGCAGAAATTTAGTTTAGTTCAATTACTTTTACTTGAAATGAGCAGGGATCTCCTCCATCATTCCATTCTTGCTCTTCTTCATCTGTTAGTGGTGGTCCATCATGTGTATTACAAAACACATCTGATATCCATCCTCTGTCATAACCACTTTTGAGCCATATCTCAAACTCTAAATGATCTGAATCTACATTTTCTAGATCCATTCTGAAAGCTCTTCCAGCATTACATGCTTAGGTTTTGCTCCAGTAATAGTTTTTACTGGCTTCCCCGACTTAAATAATACCATATAAGGGATAGAAGTTACAGAGTATTCTGCTGATTTTATAGGATTTTCATCAACATTTAGTTTTCCAACCCATAATCCACGCTCATTTGATATCTCATCTAGTATTGGAGAAACCTTTTTGCATGGTCCGCACCATGGTGCCCAAAAGTCGATAAGTACTAAATTATGAGTTTTTAGTACATTATCAAAACTTTCATCTGTAACTATCAATCTAATCTCCTTTTAATTCATCCGCTGCATCATTGAATTTATTCATAAATGTTTGAATAACCCACAGTGCTGTCTCACCAGCATTTGTAGACATGGCTTTTGACGCTTCTTCTGTTCTATCTTCAATAGCGAGGGCGTTGTACCATTTCTGGTACAACTCCTCACCAATCTCCTTGATTATTTCTTCAAGGATAGTCAGCTTACTATCCATTGATTACTTTGCTCAACTTAAACAGATAAACATTTTGCCCATAAGAGTTTTCTACTGGGTCAGAGGCCGTCTTCATCAATGAAATAAGCTGTGCTGATGTTAATGTAGGCTTTGTAGTCTTAAGGTGTACATATTTTGCAGCAATTACCTGAACAGAAACAGATGTTCCATAAGAATATCCGCTAACATTTCCAGGATAAATAGTTGGCTGCTGGATTTCACCCCATAGATCTACAAGGTTTACATCATAGTTGCTTGTTAAAGAAACTTGAGGCTTATCTAGATTAAGAGTTTCAACTCCACCGACTGCAATTGATTGGCTAATACATGCTGGCCATTCAATCTTGCCTGTCATATTTGGATTTCCAGCACTATTTCCAGAAGGGAAAAATACTGGTACACCAGAGTTATTTAAATTAGAAATTACTGCATCAAGTGGGGTTGCAGAGCAATACGCAGTTCCTGCAGGTCGCTTAATAACTGGAGCATTTGTAGCATGTGCTGATGCAACTGCTACAATATTGTACTTAGCCTTGTTGTTATTAACCCATGTTAAAGCATTTACAAGAGTGTTTAAGCCGTAAGTTTGCTGTCCGCCTTTTGTTGTGTTACCAACAATTCTAATAAATACAATATTAATATTTGGGTTAGATGCAATTGCTGCAGAAGCCATTTGTGTTCCATGGTTAAAATTATTTGTTGCTAGAAACTTCATTGGCAATACAGAAGACCCTGGGCCTTCCATGAAAGACTTTCCGTTAGGGCAAGAAGGCCAATCAAGTATGCATACCTCAGCAACTAGTCTTGACTTAATTGATGGGATTGATGTGTCTAGCGCTGTGTCTAAAATAGCCAATGTTGGGACAACTGTTTTTGGCTTTAGGTTTGCCTGTGCAGGCATTGTGGTGATAGCGAGTGTGCTGGCGATAATTGCCATAGTTATTAGTTTTTTCATAAAGCTAATTCTACTAAATTCAGCGCTGCTTGTCAATAGACTATTAATTTTGTGTTGGGTTCTTGCGTGGATACCATTTACCAGAATCCATGTTTCTTGCTTCCGCCGCTTGTACCTGAGTATTAATTACGTTGCTCATAATCTCATGCATTATATCTAATTCAATTCTAAGCTTAAATAGCTCAAGCTCTAGCATATCAATTCTTCTTTGCGATCTCATATTTATTCTTCTCTATCCAGTGGCGTTGGCGCCGTTGCTAGTGTGCCACAATTAGCACACTCCATGTCTAAAAAGTACGTTGCAATTTCACAATCCTCAAAAAGAACTTTAAGGTTCCATATTTCACAACCGCATGGACACACATGTGTTGGTACACCTCTTACGTCCATTGAGTGAGAATAGTCTGGTCTTAAGTCGTTGATGTCCATTGTCTAAGTATACACTAAACTTGAATATATGTATAGGGAGCAGACACGCTCATGTTAAACTCAGTTGCTGCTTCTAATGCTGCTTTAAGTCTTAGTCTTGGGTTTTTTTGATTCTTTGTTGCATGAAGTGCGCCTAATGCTATCTGTCCGCCGCTACCTTCTGCCATATAGTTTACTATGTTTTCTCCAACATGAAAGTCTTCATCTATAGTAAAGATTCTACCTTCGAGTCCTACTATAAAAATTCCACCAGTGTCTTCCTCAGAGGATGATCCAATGCTTCCATATCCATGCTCTTTAAATGCAGCCTTAACCGAATCAACAAACTTAGTTCTCATAAACTTATCTAATCCAGAATTAGTTTTTGTTGGTGTATATTTTGGTGGAGTCCACATGTACTGAAGAATTTGCCCCATGCGAAATGAATCTGTAAATGCAATAGCATACTGACCAACTTTAAAACACTTTGGTTCTTTTCTTGCCAGGATCCAACCAGTTTTTTCGTCAGAGGCAGCATGGTCTGATGCCATATAAACGACACCACCCTGGGCAATTGCAACAATACAAGTCATATTTCTATTGTACTATTTTAATTATTCTGTGTCCAGTATCTCATGATATTCTAAGTGATTTAATTGATTAATTACATTATCTAATTCAGACTTCATTTCAATTAAATCCTGGATGGCTTTATAATATTTGTCTTTCCACTCAGTTAATTCTTTCTCTAATTGATATAACTCAATCTTAAGATCTTTTATATCTAACCTAAGCTGGTCTTTTTCTTTCTCTTCCCGCCTATTTTTTTCTTTTTTGCCGTCTCTAATACCAGCAACGATGGCGGTACCAAAACCACTTAAGCTTGCTGCTAATATTGAAACCACTATGGTGATATATGATATTTCCATTATATATCATATTATACCTTATATTTAATCTAAACTAATAGCTCAGATGCTGAAATTTCTGTACCGATATATCTTTTTTTCTGTATAAAATCTTTAACATACTCATGTCCATTTTGTCTGCCAGCAATTAATACTACCCATCTAGGCTCAAACTTGTTGTCTATACATGTTTGACACAAGAACAAGTTAATTGTTAATAATGATGATTTTCTTAAGTTCAATTTATTCTTTGTCTTGTTACATGAATAACAAAATATCTTTTCACTCATTCAAAAACCTCTTCGCATTCTGTTGCTTTAAAAAAACGACTTACATCAAATCTGATGTTGTCTCTTGAAAATAGCCCAGCAAAATCTTTTACTAGGCTCTTATACTTGTCCTCTTGCATATCACCTTTATATTTTAATATGATACCTTCTGCCTTTATGTAGTCTTCTCTTACAAATGTACAGTCTCCTTGAGTTCCGCCAGATGACCTACGAAGTACCTTTTGTGCAAGTTGTCCCCCTGGGCCATACATTGTTACAGTTAGATATTCTTTTGCAAATCCCCAGTCTGTGTATTTATTATAAGCTTCGGTTACATCAATTGGGCCGTTGTAATGATAAATTGATCTAGCTGGGCTTTCTCCATCTCTTGCAATAGTTAGCATATAGTGGGTGCTTCCGTTTGAGTTTTCTTTTAAAAAGTTGTCGACTACGGAAATATGTTCTGACTTTAATTCGTTCATGCCATTGGCCTTCCTTCAAGCTCTACTCTAACCCCATATGACTCAAGTAGCTTTTTTGCCCTAGACACATAGTCTATAGCTTTTTCTTTTTCTATACCATCAAATTGAATAAAGTTGTCTTCATATAGTCTTAATGCTAAAAACTCTGGGTACTCCACAACATCCATGAGCAAAAACATTGGCTTTTTTAGTTCCCATAACTTTTTTTTCATTTCTAGATTATAAAAAACTGGTTTATTTGGCTCACCAGTCCATTGATTCATTCCATACTTAAAATGATTATTATCATAAACATTAGACATTTTGTTTTGCCTTAATCTGTTTCCATACTTCTTTTGTTTTGTGTGCATTTTTCATTTTATCCATTAAGCCAGATGACAAAAATACTCCGCCCCAAACTCCGTATTCATTATTCTTTACCCCAGCATCACTACACATTAACATAACTGGGCATGATAAGCAACACTGATCTATAGCCTTAGCCATATTAACATCAGACTCGTATTTATCAAAAAATAAATTTGTTTCCATGCCATTACAGGCAGCTAAATGCCACCATCTTATTGATTGCTCATCTGAATCTAATTCATTTAAAATATTTGACATACTTTAGCGGAAGAGTCCATGCCCCTTTTGAATTAACTGGAAACTCATTAGCGATTCCCCAGGAATTATTTTTATAAACGCCCTTGGTGTCAAAATATCCGCTATTATTTTTCTCCCAAACAATTAAATTATAATTGTTCCAGTATAAATCAAACTTATTCTTAGGAATTTTGTTCCTTAGAATTTCTACTCCGTTTTCATATAAATGTAGCATCTGTCCAATTTGTCTTTTTTATACCTATATATTATTATACAGGAAGTTGGTAAAGCTTGTCAACTATTTTATTAAGTTATCCTGCAATATAATTAGGATGCTTTGGATTTAGTAAAGATAATTCTCCATCCAGTGCGGATTGAATTGCAGCCTTAACGACTTCATATTCTTCCCAAAATATCTTTACAGATCTTCCAGGAGCCATTGATAGTGATGCATTAACTGATGCCGCTTGGTCTTTAACCATTTTTTCGTGGTCATATGTAAGAACCTGGCAATTAAAATTCTTTAAAAAATATCCATCTCTATCAAAGAGATACTTCTCATAATTTCCTGACATTTTAACTCCTCCGTCAAATCCGAGGTTTAGCCACCAAGAGTAGTGGTCGTCTGTTTTGTGAGGGATGCCATTTTGTTCATTATAATTAAAAATATGCTCGGACTGCCCTGCAATAGTTTTCCAGAAAGTATGAGGCTCACCATAAGGCTCTCCTATTCCGTTGTGCCCTGGAGGTGATCCTACCGTTGCGGAAACTAGATCGTTTGGATTTGAATGAGTCATTTCTGAATATTCAAAAGTAGTGTTATAAACTTCTTCGCTATATACCTTAGAGTCCATTCCACATGTAATCCCTTTAGCAAATTTTTCTGGCTTATGATTTGACTTTGTAATACCAGCGCCACAAAAATCGTTGGTAGGTACCCCAATAACAGAGAATCCTTGATCTTGGTATTTATCTTGTAGCCATTGCATAACTTCTAGCTGGTTTGCATTTCCGCATCCAACAGTTGTGTTTGTAAAGAAAAGAACCTTGCCTTGATACTTTTTAAGGAAGTCTTTTTCTCCACTTGCTGACTCAAGACCTGAGTCCCAAATTGGCCAAGTCATTGCAAGTCTTTCACCTCGCTCAAGGTTGTGCTTTTCAATTTGCTCTTGAGTTAAAACTACTTCTTTCTCTTCTACTGCTATGCTCATTTTTTTCTCCCTTATTTCTTAATTTTTATTGATTAAAGATTTTGTTCCATTTAGTAATTCTTCTATGTGTCCACAGACAACTGCATACTCTTCCTCAAAAAGCTTATACGATCTTCCGTGGCCTGGGCCTGGTGGAACTTTTTGTTTGTGAGAAACCATTAGTATGTGATCTGGTGCAATTTCAATTCTTCCACCTTCACCAATCTGGACTTCATTTTTACGATCAATTCTAGAGTACTCTGCCCCTAGGTCACCATATGGAAGTCCCAGTTCTTTTAGCAGGTTATCCTTTAATGTTTTTTCAACATCTAAGTTTAAAACTGAAGGAGGATAGTGCTTTGCAACATATCCGTCTTTGTCTACTAAATATTTTTCAAAATTTGCAGCCATTGTTTGGCCGTTATAAAATCCTTGACACAACCACCATGAATAGTACTCTTTTACTGGCTTATGTATTCCAAGCTTCACAGCCTCATCCCAATTTGCCTCAGCATGCTCAGTAATAACTTTATATATTTCGCTTGGTTCTTGGAAAGGTTGATCAATTCCATTAAGGTCTCCAACAGTTGCAGTGTTTGGAACAGAATTTACTTTTTCTGAATACTTAAATGTGGTTCCGTATACGCCTTCTCCATATTTTTGAGAATCAAGACCTTCAACAAGTCCTTGAGACCATTCTCCTTTTGTTACTCCAGGTCCACAATAGTCATTTGTTGGGAGGGCAATTATTTCAAATCCTCTATCTTTGTATTTTGCATGCAGCCATTCAAGAACTTCAAACTGATTGGCAAATCCACAACCAACGGTTGTGTTTACAATCATAGTAACTTTTCCTTTATATTGTTCCATAAAGTTAGGTTCACCAGTTGCTGATTTTAAGTCTACGTCGTATATTGATTTCATTTCTTGTCCCCTTTTATTTTTATTGATGCAATTTTTACAGACTTGACTTCATCGTCTGTGCCAAATACATCCGAGATGTATTCTTTTGCATCATTTTCATCAAAAGCTTCTACCTCTGCTGAAATTTCTAGCTTAATCAAATATTTATTCATTTACTTTGATACAGTATATCCGTTTTTAGTTAATAAATCAATTGCAGCTTTAACTTTAGGGTCTACCTTTGCTGGGATCTTTTGTGCAGTGTCTTTTGATGCCGCCGCCTTCTTTGCTGGAGTTGCTGAAGCGCCAAACTTTGGTCTTCCAAACCCAACAATAGAAATTAAAACTCCAGCTTTATTTTTCTTGTATGCACGAAGCTGTTTGCAAACTTCTCCGCCATTTCGTTGGCTTCCAGACTTCTTTGAAGAAGTGTTGCCTTCTATACACCAAACAGTTCCATCCTCATTGTCTTTAACAACAATACCTACGTGAGAAATTCTATCGACGCCATCTGAAGGGAAATCAAAATACGCTATATCTCCTGGCTCTGGATCTGCAACATCTACATCAATCCAAGCACCAGCTTTTTTAAATGCTGCTGCACCTCCTGGTGTGTAAACAGTATTAGGAATCTTTACGCCAGATTCTGACCCGCACCAGTTTACGAAACTTCCGCACCATGGTTGGAAGTTTGCTTTCATGAAAGCGCCGTACTTAGTTTCATTATCTTTTGGACCTTCAATAGTCCCAATCTCTGCTGTAGCAACTTCAATTAAACGAGCTGCTGTTCCTTGTTCTGCCATAGTTATTTCTCCTTAGTAATTTATTAAAATGGTGGTTGAGGCCATACTATGTAGTAAGGGAAGCCCTCTTGTTTTTCAATGTCTATTAAATCTTGACGATAACTCATCAATGCACTGCGCTGTTCTGCGTTGTAAACTTCCCAATTTTTATAGTTCTGAACTCTCTCCATTAGGTTTGCAAGCAAGCCGTCTCTAACAGAAGTTTCAATACTTATAGCCAGTTCTCTATCGTTGCCTGGTGGATGGGAATTATTGCCTGGTGGAGTAGGTAGAGGTGCAAATGGATCTTCCACTACTTATCCCAATCTGTATCAACTGGTTGCTCTTCTGGCATTGCGCCATCTGGCTTTGCTGCTAAACGAGCTGCAGTTGCATCAATTTCTGCTTCTAATTTTTTATCTGCCTGTGTGTTCTTTGCATCCATTTCCTTGTTAGCCAACTGTGCTGACATGATATCCTTAGCACCAGATTGACCAATCAATAGGCCTGCAAGTGTTCCTGTAATAAATGTTGCAACAGAACCAAGCACATTAAAGAACATCTTATCGTTCTCTGACTGTCCGCCAATTGGTTGTGTTACAAAAATTAAAGCATACAAAATGCCCAATGATGTGCACAAAAGAATTGTGCCTAATGTAATTCCTAAAATAAATTTTAATCTAGCATCTAGATCCTGTGGACTTAGTCTTTCTTTAGCCATTTGGGGTACCCGTCTTGTCTTCTGCAATTGGATCTTTACCAATTACATCTTTAGTGCATGTGCCTGTCGCTTCACAAATTGGAGGATTGCATTCAGCCTTCTCCCAATTAGCAGGGTCTTGGCATGGGTATCTGTAAAAACCTTGATAGCCGCAGCCAGTTAATGATAGCATCAATAGACCTGACAAAGCAATAGCAGTTATTCTTTTCATACCTCTATTATACCTTATTCCTCGTCTTTTCTAAGTGGTATAGTTATTAGCCAAATTACAGTAGTTATTAATACTGCAATTCCAACAATATCTCTAGCTGAGCCCGTCAAAGTTAGCCATGCGATAAAGAAACCTAGGAGGGTGAATGCCTGGGCAATTAGCTCCATTCCCGCGTCTTTAAACCATTTAGCCAAGCCCTTAATTGCCTTGCCTATAAGATTAAACATCTTTTTGATTATTTTCATTTATTCCTCCTTATCATTGCCCCTGCAATTTGTGATGCAATGACCACTGGGACAATTACTTCCTGCGCTTTTTCTCTTTGATCATCTGTCATATCCATACCTAATTCAGAGAAATTAGATAGTAGTTCTACTGGGTCCACCGCAAATACCGCTCCAAGTGGGTCGGCTAAGAATGCTTCTGTTTGTACTTCTGTTACTGCATCTGCTAATGTAAATGGCATTGGAGTTTCTCCTGCCTCCGCCTCTCTATCTGTAAACTCAACGAATGCTTCTGCAAGTGCTGGGTTAGACTTCATCTGCTCAGCAATTTGTGCAACCTCTGAAGACTTAATGCCAAGGTTTTCTGCAACCTCAGCCTTTGCTTCTTGAGTCAATGCTCTAAGTGTTTGGCTAACTGCTGTTACTTGTTCAGGGGAAAGAGTAACTAACTTATTATCACTACTTGTAAGGTTAGCAATAACATTAGATAAATCTTCTTCTGTTCCAGTTCCCTTTTCAGGAACAAGGGCTGCTAATACCTCATCAGTAATTTCTACATCTGGTTCATTCCAAGGATTCTCTTCTGGTTTTGGATCTGGTCCAGGTTCTGGAGATGGCTCAGGGGTAGGCTCGTCTGTAGGGTCCACTGTAGGCTCTGGAGAAGGCTCAGGAGTTGGTGGTTCCTCTGGGGTAGGCTCAGGAGTAGGCTCGTCTGTAGGGTCCACTGTAGGCTCTGGAGAAGGCTCAGGAGTAGGAGGCTCTTCTGCTGTAGGTTCAGGGCTTGGTTCTGGTGTAGGAGGCTCTTCTGGTGTTGGTTCTGGACTTGGCTCAGGAGTAGGTGGCTCTTCAGCAGTTGGCTCTGGGCTTGGTTCTGGGGTAGGCTGATTGGCTGCTGCATTGGCTGCTGCTTGTGCAATAGCAGATTGAATTTCTCTTTGTGATTGTTCGTCATAGTAACGCCATGCGTCATCAATTGCACTGTTAACATTACTAATTGCTTGATCGTATGCGCTGATTGCATTGTTTTTATTTTGTAATGCTGTTGCAACATTTAAAACTGAGTTATCATATTCATTTGTTTTATTAGTTAATGTTTGATTGTAACCATTTAATGTTGAAACTGCTTGGTTATAAACATTTAGTTTGTCATTATATACATCTTGTGCTGAGTTCTTTGCAGCAAGTGCGTTGTTGTAGGCGTTTGTTTGTTCTTGGGTTGCTCCAGATCCATGAGAAAATGTATTAAGATTGCAACTAAAGTCTTGTCCCCATACTCTTGGGTTGCCAGCATAGTCACAACCTGCACCAGTCCATCCTCCAGGGATAGCCCAGCCAAGATGATAGGAACCTACTCCTCCGCCGTTGTACCACCAAATTTCTACATCAAAAACCTTATCACTTGTTACATCATATACTGGAGAATAAGCACTCCAAGTTGCTCCCTGCTCAACCCAGTTATTAATAACTAATGCCCCATCAATATACATTTTAAACCCATCATCTGTATAACCAGCAAAGTAGGTTTGAGTAAACCATGACGGAACAGTTATCTGTCCAGTAAATTTAACTATAAAGTTTTCATATCTATTACCACAAACTGGGCGAGTCATATAGTTTCCACTTAGTGTTCCACTACATAAGAATTCATCTGTGGCTGCAAGTCCATTAACTCTAATTAGACTATAAACATCGTATGCCAAACCAGCAGAACCAGCACTGTCTAATGCTTGCTGAGCGTTTGAAAGATTAATGTTGGCTACTCCAAGTGCATCGTAGGCATCATTTTTATTGTCTAAAGCAGTGGCTACTGTTACTGTTTGTCCATCTACTGCTGATTGGGCTAAATCTTTTTCTTCAAGTGCCGTTGCTTTTAGGTCAAGGGAGTTGTCATATAGGTCAGAGGTTTGAGACTGGACTGATTGTGCAGATACTGCAAGGTCGTATTTATCTTCTGCTTCTTCAATTAGGGATATGAATTCATCCTTGTAGCCAAGGTCGTCAATGCTATTATTTAGCTCTTCAATTTCTTGATATGCCAAGCTTAGTGGATCATCAGAATAAGCGGGGGACATAAAAAGCCAACCAAATGCAAGCATTATGGACGCTGTTATTCTAAATAACTTTTCCTTTTTCAACTATGGCTCCTAAGTAAGCAACATGCTTACCTAGTAATTATACCACTTAGCTATTTAGGATTATCTGTTTTATAAAAGCCATTACCTTTAAACTGTATACCAAATGGTGTGAAATGTCTTATCATGTCAGAATCACATTCAACACATGTATAACCTGGATCACTATCTGTAATTGATCTATTTACTGACATTAATGCATGTGCTTCATCATATGAGCACTTGTATTCGTATACTGGCATTACTTCCCGCTTTTCTTCCTTGCTTTTGCTAACGCATCAAAGTCTTTAATCTTTGTTTCTCCCATATAGCCCCAAGCATGTCCATCTTCGATCATCTTTTGATTAATAGATTTATCTGATCCGTCCAAGAAAACCCAGCCTAAAATGCGACCATACTTTTCAGATGAGTCCATCTTTTCTGTTTTAATTACAACAGTTTTAGCTGAGTCAATTGCATTCTTTAAGTATGCTTTGGCTTCAAGGCCCAATGCTTTTTCCATCTTATCTGCTGTACGACTTTCTGGAGTATCTATTCCAGCTAACCTAACTCTTGAAGTAAATGATATATCAAACCCAAGATCAATATCAACATCAATTGTGTCTCCGTCTACTACCTTACTTACTTTCTTTACATAATATTCAAACATTATTTTCTCCCCCATTTAATTTTATTCCAACCACGCTCATGGAAGTAATAAAGAATTGTTTTTGTTAGTACCTCAAAACTTGCGATTGCTCCAGCCGTAACTGGCTCTTTGGTTATTGCCCAAGATATTACAAAAGTATCTGCTGTTCCAATTATACGCCATGTAATGGCCTTTAATGCAGATCTTTGTTTAGATACATTCATGATGGCCACTCCATATTATTTGGCTTGATAATCCAGCCCCAAACCTTAGATGCCCATCTCTTTACGTTTTTGCGTAGCCGATATAGCATGAATGTCTGCCCCCAAATCTACTTGCTCAATTTTATATCCTACATCACGACCATATACTATATTGGTAATGTTAGGTAGTCTTAATACTAATGCCCCATCCATAAAGTCGTCCTTGGCAATATACTCTTTCACCTGATCAAACTTAAGTGGATCTTTCTCACTTGTATTGTATGTATTACGGACTCCAAGAAGTACCTGATCTGTTCTTTTACCCGCCTCTTTGTATAGAGCGTGGTGGCCTTCATGCCAAGGCTGGTACCTGCCAAGCATCAATGTTGTAGGTGCAGACCAGTCATGAAGATTAAAATATTTAATTATTACAGTTGCTTTTTGTTCAGCAGACAGCCTATGGTCTTCAAATGTTGCATCAAATTCTGTTGGTCTCTCAAACATCTTATTTGTATCTTCAAAACGTCCTTCAGCAATTGTGTCCATAAATATCATAATGTCTGGCTTGCCAAAAGCTGCACGAGTTAAATCAGTTGGGCAAACAAAGTCTACAATTACTGGGGCCACACCTTGCTTTGCGATAAGTCTTGCAGTCTCACCCATACGACGAGCATGCTCAATTCTATCTTCTGCGGTAAAACTAAGATCTGAATTAATAGTTGCACGAACTTCATCTGCATTTAAATGAATTGCATTTATTCTTTCTTTAAGTGCTTTAGCTAATTCTGTTTTTCCAGATCCTGGTAGTCCAATAATTTGTATAATCATTTTAATCTTTCTGTTAAGTGGGTAGTTTTAGGACATACCCAGGTCTCACGGTTATTTAATTTTTAGAATTTTTGGTTGTTTTTCTTTTGGTAGGTTTCTAACTACACGGATATGCAACATGCCATCCTTTAGCTCTACACTAGAAACTTCCATGTATTCACTTAGTTCAAAGATTCTTGTGAACTTACGTGCAGCGATTCCCTTGTGGACAATTTCTGCATCTGTTACCTCTGTAATTTCACCTGTGATCCAAAGACTTCCGTCTTCAATTGACACAGTCAGATCTTCTCTTGTGAATCCAGCAACTGCCAGCGTTAACTGATAGTTATCTTCGTCTAGCTTTAGCAAATCATATGGCGGGAATGCCGTATTGTTTACCTTACTAAGACTATTGAAACGCTCCAACTCTCTGTTGAAGCCAATAAAAAATGGATCCTTAAATAGATCCATAGCAAATTGTGTTACCATTTTATTCCCCTTTCAAGCGAATAAGTTAATTTAGGCCCCATTTGGCAGCCTTTATAATTATATCATAATACAATATTATTTGCCTATGAATATTTTTTGCAAAAAATAGGAGACATCTCTATTAGGTCTATATTACAGCTTTTTGGTACTTCTGAAACCCACATTATTGCGTCAACTACATTTCCAGTATCCATATGATTTATGTTTGGGTTATCTGGCCTAGTATTTATACTTGCTGGCCTTATCTCTGTGACCTTTACATTTGAATGCATAAACTCGATTCTTAGAACTTCAGCCATTGCTGATACAGCCGACTTTGATACACAGTAGGTTATGTCACCAGCATAAAAATATTTTCCTGCAAACGAAGATATCATTACTACGGTAGGGTTTTCAGATCTTTTTAAACTGTTTAGGAATAGCTTTGTTAGGTGTGCTGGACCAGCTACATTTAGCAAAGAAGCGTACTCAAATGTTTTAAACAAACCTTCTGGATTAGACTCATAGTAGCTTCCACCAGCTGCGTTATTAATTAGTAGATCTAAATCTATATCCTTGTACTTGCTATGTAATCTTTCTATTGAATCTATATCTGATAGATCAAGTTGCTCTATTAATACTTCCTCGCCCCACCCATTTTTTTCTTTATTCTTTATCAAATAGTTAGGGTCTCTTGACGTAGCAATAACCCTATAGCCCCGCCTAGAAAGTTCTGTAACTAAAGCGTTACCTACGCCAAGCTTTGTGCCAGTAACTAAAGCTGTCTTCATTAGTTTTTATCAGTAACACTTTTGTTCTTTGAATTTAAAGTATCTAATTCAAATGCGTCTGGGCATATATCTGATTCATAAAAATCATTGCTGTAAACAAAAGCACTATGAACTATTCTATCACCATCCTGCGATGCCGTAACAGCGTGAGTATATTCTTCTGAAGCAGGGAATACCAAAATTGTACCTGGCTTAACCGCAAAGCTTATGTCTTTATATTTAAAATGTACTTCTCCGCCAGAGAATCCTTTATTGAGTCCTAGTGTAAATCCTTTAGTAGTGTACTTACCAATTGGACCACAATCTGGATGATTTTCGTAATGATAGTATAAACCCCAGCCACCTTCTGGAAGATATTTAGTTATGTATGGGACTGCATTATATTTTTCATTTTCATTATCTAGCAATTGTCTTAGCTTTTTTACAACAACTTCCCACCAAAACTTCTCTTCAGATTTAATTACTCCAGTAAACCTTCTAGCAACTCCATCTGTTTTTAGCGTATCTAATTCTTTTTCATCAAACGGGTAGGCCCCATTGCCATCTTCATTAGTCTTAATCCATTCAAACGTAGATCCTAAAATTATGTCTATCTCCTCCTGAGATATAAAATTTTCAACATAATATATTTCTGGGTCAATATAAACTTTATTAAAATTCAACATATTTAGCTCTCCTCTGGGTCTTTCCTATTATACTACATGTTAGTACTATTCTCAATAGTCACAACATTCAGCATTTATATGGCATTTAAGCCTAAAAGATTTGCAATTTTATCTGAATAATGTAAATGCTCGTGGAAGCTAAAATGCCCACCAAAGATGTGGGTGGTATCAGAAGCATAATAAAAATTTTTAAAATCTTTAAAATATTTATGACAAGTTAGTGTCGGAACCTTCGGGTATTTCATTTCTATTTGAAGACTAACTGGGTCAAAATAAGATTTTGAATTTGATTTTAGATATCTGCAGAAATCTGCATTCTTTTTCCAGACTGGCATCTGAACCTCCTGATCATTATTTTCAACAAAATCTACTTTTAGGCCTTCTGTTCTGTGCATGTCCCAGAATGTATAAAAAAAATCTATACTGTTTGATCGGCAATACTGCTCTAGCATGCTTATAAACATATAATTTTGAATTTGACACACCTCTACATTAAAAACCTTATCTGGTGTATGAGGTATTTCAGAAAATCTATCTGGAGTATTATGTCCATGCAAATCCCAAGTTTTAATACTATGTGGATTTACTGCAGAAGATGCAAATAGTATTCTATTTATTGGGAAAACACCTACAATTCTTTTAGGGTTTCCATAAATTTTAAAATAGTCAAAGGCTCTAAGAATTTGCCCCATTACACTATCTCCTGGAAGTGATAGATTGGTTACTGAAATATTAAATTTGTTTGAGATTATTTCTGGCCAAGACTGCTCTTTGTCTACCCCCCAACCAAACGTTTGGGAGCAACCTAATGCTAATAGGTCTTCATTTATAATAAATTCTTTTGTCCTATAGCCTTCTGAGTTTAAATCAAATAGATCTCTTTGAGGATTATTTGGGTGGTAGCTTAAGTCAATTGGACGAAACGTTTTTTTCTCCATACTTACCTTTCTTTTTCAAACATTGTAGTGTCCCCAGATGGTATCGAACCATCGACCCGCAGATTAAAAGTCTGCTGCTCTACCAGCTGAGCTATAGGAACGCTGCCCCACCTGGCCTCGATCCAGGGACATCCGAATTAACAGTTCGGCGCTCTACCAACTGAGCTATGGGGCACAGGTAATTATTTTACCCTAGGCCGTATTTATTTCTTTTTATTAAAAGAAAAAACTTTTTCCTTTACATTTTGAGACGCCTGCTTAAACCCATAAACATATGAGCCGATCATTAAACCAACAATTGCTGTTGAATGTGCTAAATAAAAGATTGCACTTCTCATTACCTTTTCTCCTTAATAAATAAATCAGCATTCATGACCTTTGTCCATGCTGAAACAAAATCATTTACAAACTTTTCTTTAGCATCATCTGATGCATATACTTCTGCAATCGCTCTAAGCTCTGAGTTAGATGCAAGAATTAGATCTACACGAGGTACATCCTTTGCCTCATCCTCATTAATATATGAAAGAAGCTTAACTAAATAACTATTGTCTAGCTTATCATCGCTCAGCGTTCTCATGCCAGATAGCAATACTACCATCTCTACTGGTGTTAATCCTAAAAGATTAGCCTTTTCTACCAGAAGAACTTCTGCTGGTTCTGTAATGCTACTATGAACATAGTTGCGGAAAGGATCAAACTTTGGCTCAAGAACTGAAAATGATTCAACATCTGTCTGCTCTTGCGTTGCATCTCCACGCATAAACTTTGCAGTGATATCAGCAGCAAATCCAGAATTCTTAGCACCAATTCCAACACCAACGCTTCCAGCAAACACAATTAGATCTGCTAGGGATACGTTGAAGTCTGCCTTAATACTATTTAAAACAGAAACTACTCTGTTAGTAGCTTCATGGTCATTCACTTCCCATGTATTCTGTGGAGCAAGAACAATTCTTGCACCGTTAGCTCCACCACGCTTGTCTGTCTTGCGGAATGTTGATGCAGATGCCCAAGCAGTTGCAACTAAATCAGAAACAGAAAGCCCAGATTCAATAATTCTTTCCTTAATTATATCTACTTCCTCTTGTACCAATGTAGTTCTTGTTACATTGCTAACAGGATCTTGCCAGATAAGTTGCTCAGAAGGAACTTCCTTGCCAAGGTATCTTGAAATAGGTCCCATGTCTCTGTGTGTTAGCTTGAACCACGCACGAGCAAATACATCTGAGAAGTAGTCAAAGTCTTCAAGGAATCTTCGTGAAATCTTTTCGTATTCTGGGTCAAATCTTAATGCTAGGTCTGCAGTAGTCATAACTGGAGCATGAAACTTACCCTCAATGTGTGCATCTGGAACTAAGTTTTCTGCACTTTCATCTGTAGGAATCCATTGTGTAGCCCCTGCTGGACTCTTTGTCTGCCTCCAATCATATTTAAACAGAAGCTTAAGATACGAGTTGTCCCATTTAGTTGGTGTTGGAGTCCATGCGCCTTCGATACCACTTGTAATGGTATCTTCTGCGTTACCCTTGCCAAATGAGTTCTTCCAGCCAAGACCCATGTTTTCTGTTGGAGAACCTTCTGGTGCTGGTCCTACGTGGCTGACATCCCCAGCACCATGGGCCTTACCAAATGCGTGTCCGCCTGCAATAAGTGCAACAGTTTCTTCATCGTTCATTGCCATACGTGCAAAAGTTTCACGAATATCTCGTGCAGAAAGAACTGGATCAGGATTTCCGTTAGGTCCTTCAGGGTTCACATAAATCAAACCCATTTGTACTGCAGCAAGAGGATTTTCTAACTCACGATCTCCGCTATAACGGTTGTCTGAAAGCCATTCTTTTTCTGCACCCCAGTATGTATCATCAGACTCCCACACATCTGCACGACCACCAGCAAAACCAAATGTATTAAATCCCATATTCTCAAGAGCAACATTTCCTGCAAGAATCATTAGGTCTGCCCATGAAATCTTTTTACCATACTTCTGCTTGATAGGCCATAGAAGTCTACGAGCCTTATCTAAGTTACCGTTATCAGGCCAAGAGTTTTGTGGAGCAAATCTATGTAGACCTTCACCAGCACCACCACGACCATCAGTTGTTCTGTATGTTCCTGCAGAGTGCCATGCCATGCGGATAAAGAACGGACCATAGTTACCGTAATCTGCAGGCCACCAATCTTGCGAGTTGGTTAGAAGGGTATTAAGATCATCCTTAAGAGCGTCAAGGTCAAGAGTGTTGAACTCTGTAGCATAGTCAAAATCATCTGACATGGGGTTAGACTTTTCTGAATGATTTCGCAATCCTGATAGATCTAGTCTGTTAGGCCACCAATCTTTGTTAGTATTATTTTCTGTAGAATGTGCTCTACCTGTTACTGGACATCTTTCTTCGTTCATTTTTCTCCTATTTTATAAGTGATGATATTTTATATCGCACCCCTGGCTGGATTCGAACCAGCGGCCAACAGATTAGAAGTCTGTTGCTCTTCCTCTGAGCTACAGAGGTGTGCGGCAGGTAGGACTCGAACCTACGATTACCGAATTATGAGTTCGGGGCTTTAACCAACTAAGCTACTGCCGCTTGTTAGTATATTATAACCGTAATGTGCCTGCCAGTCAAGGACATCCTTCATATCATTTATGAGAGGCTGTCCTTTAATATTTAAACTAGTATTTAATAATACTGGAACACCAGTTTGTAAATAAAACTTATTCAATACTCTATATAAACCAGGGTGTTGATCTTTTGTAACAGTCTGTACTCTTGATGTACCGTCAACATGTACTACAGAAGGAATTTTTTCTGGCTGCAGGCACTTAACTGTATACTGCATGTAAGGGCTTTCAAAATCCATATCAAACCATTTAGAGGCATGCTCAGATAGTACTACTGGTGCAAATGGTCTAAACATCTCTCTTTGCTTTATTACATTAACTTTATCTTTAATTAATGGATCTCTTGGATCTGCCAAAATGCTTCTATTTCCTAAAGCTCTTGGACCATATTCAGCTCTACCTGATGCTACTGCTACAATTCCATCTTTTAATATACCGTCAACAATTTGTTGAACAGGATACTCTCCTGCCAAGTCGTGGCCCAGGTAAGGACCTTTCCAATTAAGATGCTTTCCATATAGTGCTGCTGCTGCACCCAAAGAACTTCCAGCGTCTCCTGGGTTTGGCATTATCCATATCATATCGAATATATTCCACAGTAGAGAGTTTGCAGAAGAATTTAAGGCACAACCTCCCATAAATACTAAATTATTTTTACCAGTAATTCTTTTTGCCATACGCATAAATTCATTTAGTCTTTGTTCATATACAATTTGAACTGCTGCTGCAATATCAAACCTATCTTGATCAGTAATTACCATTCCCCAGTCATTAATACCTTTATGAAAGTTATACTTCTGTTCATCATATTTTGGGAAATACTCATTTACTTCTTTATAATACCTTTTCCAATCACCGTATCCAGCCATGCCCATCATAATGTATTCTTCTTGGTTTGGCATAAGCCCAAGCAGTTGTGTGAATGCGGAGTAGAATAGACCAAAACTTACTGGGTAGTTTTGTTTGTACTTGAGTCTAATCTTTTCTCCTTGGCCCACCCACACTGTTGAAGTGTTGTACTCTCCAATTGAATCTAAAACAACTATGCATGCATCATTAAATGAGCTTGTGTAATATCCAGATGCTGCATGAGAGTAATGGTGCTTAAAGTAATGTACTGGTATATTCATTGGGAAGTTTGGCTTCCAGTCTCCTGCTCCTCCATGAATAAGAATTCTGGACCTTTTTAGTAATGGCTTTTCGTAGTATGCAATTGCATCTGGTGTTCCATAATTCAATGCATCTAAAATTATCTCATTATTATTATACCAATCATTTTTCTTTTTACTATATCTTTCTGCATGTCCAGCAAACAGTACCTCTCCATCTTTAATTAAAGATACAGATGCGTCATGAGATGTTTCATTTATTCCTAATATAATCATTAGTATATAAACTTATCTTTATTATTCTTTTTTATAAAGATTGATTTAATTTTTTTAAAAAATATATATACAAAATACTGTATCTTAATCTTCATCAAAGTCTAGGTATCCAAATTCTTCTAAATCTTGTAGTGGAATTATTCCTTTTTCTTTAGCCTGCTCAAAACCTTCTGGAGTAAAATTTAAAGTAGCGTTAAGGTTTTCATCATATTCTACCTGCATTAAATCTGAATCCATTAATCTTAAAAGCTCTTCGTCTACATACTCTTCGTGCCGTTTCCATAACTCTGGAGCCAATTCTTTAGTTGTAGATTCATTTAACTCAAAGATAGCTTCTCCATCATCCGTAAAACCAGCAATTCGTATGGCGCCTATCTCAATGTAGTGTTGAATCTTTGATAATACAAACTCTTCATCTTCTTCAAAATCATTCACTGGTATCCACCTTTTTATTAAAATTTTGTTCGACTATGCCCTGAACATATTCGGAAAAATGTTTTCTTATGCTGCCAGGTGGTCTCTTGCCAATATCAGACCAAACTCTTTTATACTCATGAATGTTGTCAAATGTCGTTGGGCATACAAGGGTGCCCTCGTAATCCTTTAATCTTGTTGGCAAAGGAACGTGCTTGCTGCAGCACTTACATTCTTTAGCTTTTTCTTGATATATACTCATACTATTTCCATTCCACTTAGTGCATCAGAAAGATCTCTTGGCATTTGAGAAGGTGCTCTAATTAAATTAGGGGCATCTGCTGCAATAGATTCTCTATACTGTTTCTTGACAGATGAATAATCATGAACTTCTATATCTCCAAATGCCGACCTGGTTAAACTAATTGCATTATATATAGACCCGCAAACTGCGTCAGCTAAGTCCTTAGAACCTTTTCTGGGGTGATCAACCTTATCACGCATAATTCTTAACTCTAACAATTCATCTACGAGTAATGGTATGTGTGGTCCTTTTAGTCTTTCTTCTAAAACAACCATCGCCATATCATCGTAGTGTTTTTTAGCTACAGATAATGTTTCGGTATTTATTCCATACTGCTTAAGCTGCTGCATCATATCATGAGAGTTCCATCTGTCAAATGTGCATATTCTAATGTTAAACCCTCTGGATCTTAGAGATAAAATATAGTCTCTAACCTCGGCAAAGTCTACTGACTTATCCGATGTGGGTGTCCAGTACATTACAGCATCCACCTTAACAATTGGGGCTGGTTGAGAGTAAGTGTCTGTAACTTTTACGCTAACAAATTTTTCAATATGGGCCATAGATACAGCACAATGGTCATGCTTTTGAGCTAAGTCAACATGTATGTAGTAATCTTTGTCTTCTTCTGGAAGGAACCATTCTTCAAATCTTCCGAACCCATCTACAGCTATTGATAGATCGTTAAACGCCATCTCAATTTTTTCACGAGACTTAAAAAATGCATCAATTGCTTCTGGTGGCATGCAAGCAAATCTTCCTAGGGCATCTGTTACGTCTCTATAAAATGCAATTTTAAAATCTTCTATGCTTCTTGTTGGATTAACTTCCCATGTTGGCCTACGTATTGCATAAACTCTTGGATACTTATAAGATACAATGTGATCTTCATCCCAAAATATATCAAACTCGTTTCCGACTGTATTCTCTGGAAGGTCTTGATCTAATTTAAATCTATGCGATCTCGATATAACTTCTTTTTCTGAAATAATTTCATCATATCTTTGCTGAATGTAATCATTCTTAAAGCGTGGGAACGAAAGAAGAATTACCTTTCCGTAATCTGGAAAGCGAGAATCTACAGAGGCCCTGTACATGTCATATATACCACTTGCAGTCTTTGCTTGATCGTGACCGCTTGTACTGTCTAGAGCAAAGCCTGAAATCTCATCAAGTACCGCTACAAGAACGTTATAACCTTCAAACGCTTCTCTTTCTGAGTGTCCAGAATAAACAGTAACATTCTTATCAAATTTTATTTCTGAAGCTTTTTCAAAGTACTTTCCTATGAACCACGGTGAATGTGTTACTCTATTTTTAAATCCTTTAAAAAATACATTGTTTGCTTGCTGAGCGTTAATAGCTATGTTAATAATATCAATTGAGTCACCTGGAGGCTTGCCATAATAAGATGCTGGGTCTTTAAGGCACAATAGTAAATATACTATATAAGCTACAGATATAGTTGAGCAATAATCTTTTCCGCTACCCTTACCCAATTGAGCAACAACCTCATTGCATGTTTGCTTATATCTTAATGATCCTTCTTTTTCTCCGAATAGCTTAATCAAAGTTGACTCTTTATATATCTGAGAGGATTTTTCTATAAGAGTATATTGATTATCAGATAACTCAGGAAGACCTAGATAGTTTTTATCTGTTACGAACGTTCTTAAATCGACAGGTCTTTCTTCAAACTCTTCTCCGTCAAGTATATCAATGAGGTCATCAAAATTAAATTCCACTGACTTCCTCAATAATCTCTATATGCTCAACAATTCCAGTAATTTGTGATAGACGCTTGGCCACTTCCATTTTACACTTAGGGCAAGTTGCAGTTACTTCTTTTAGAATCTTAACTAAGACTTCTTGCTTTCTTTCCGCCTCTGCTATTTGTCCTGCCATTTCAGCGTTATCTAATAGACCGACTTCCTGCAGCATGCCAATTCTTTTTCCTTCAATATCAGCAATTAGTTTTAGCGCTCCAGATTTAACACTAAGCTGGCCAGCCTGATCTGCATCTTCAACTGTCTTCCAAGCTTCTTTGATAAGCATTGCATAGTGCTGGTCTGCTCCAGAGATAGCCTCCTTAGCACGTTCACGGGCTGATGTGTCGTTGTGTACGACGCTCTTCCACTCATCTATCAAACCAATAACATCTGCCCTCTTAAGGCCTGTCAGGGTGGCAATTTGGGTAGGGTTGTTTCCTCTAAGTAGTTCTTCAACTACTTTGTTCATGCGATCAAAATGATCAGCTAATTCAATTTCCATATAGGTATATTATACTTCTAGTCGACTGAAATAGCAAATTCTTTGGCAACTTTTAGCAATATTAGATATCCAATTAGATCATCAATATCATTATCTCCTGGGTATTCTTCACCCTTAATAAGTCTATTTAGTTTATCATCAATTCTAACGTATAGTTGCTCTCTTGGTCCCGCCTTTGAAAATATACGAACTGGATCTAGGGCTGAGTTTCCATATGATATATTCTTTTTAATTAGCATGTGAGCAATATCAAGGCAGGTTGTTAAAATTTCATGCCCTGCTTCAGTTCCAACTGTAAGCAAATAAAGGTCGTCATATTTAAATACTTTTGAATCTTCAAAAACTGGTTTCGCTTTCATTTTATTAAACCCTTTTCTTTTAAAGCTCTATATATGGTCATAACAGTTACGCCACATTCTTGTGCTATATTTTCCATAGTCTTTTTTTGAACTACATACCTTCTATAAAGCCATTCTTTATTCTTGTACAATTTCACAGATGGTCCCACCTAAAATGCTTTCTATATTCTTCTAATCCAATTACCTTTGGGTCTACCCACCAATCTTCTGATTCAGTTCTAACAACTAATGAGTAGCCTAGGGAGTCAAGTATTTCTCTCTGAACGTCTCTCATTACATAATTTCTCCAATACATGTTTGCATCGTGCTCAAAGGTAATGGCTGTAAACCTATATGAATTTAATGGCACTGCCAATAGTCCATGCAAGCTTGTATAAGCACTTCCATCTGGCCTTCCACTTTTTCTATATCCAGAATCTATATCAATCTGCAAATAATCTATTTGTTTTGGAAAATCATTTTCTTCAAAATAAGAAATATAATTAAAGTCTAGTGCATCTCCCATGCATGGATTGGATCTATTTTCATTAAACTCTTTTCTAAGGTCTTCCTTTATTTCAAAAGAAACTCCCTTCCAATCAAATTTATTTTCTAACTTATTGGTATTGCTTCCATTTTTTGAATGAAAGGCCCCAAGCTCAACATAGTATCCTCCCTTTTTGTTTCCAAGCAGGTCTAGAACAAAATTCTCTTGCTCGCTTCCATTATTCCATGTATCTGTCATTTATTTGTCAAAACCTCTCTAGCATAATATGCGATGCCAAATGCATCAGCTACATCAAAATCTTCTACAGATAGACCATACTTTTTATTAAAATAATCTGCTGTTCTTTGCTTACGCATGTTTCGTAACTGGTTTTTATACCATGAGTCTGCGTATCCTGGATTTGCTAGGCGTATTGACGCCTTCTCTTCCTTAGTGGGATTCTTGTTCCCAATATACGCTTGCCAAGAGCTGGGAGATATAGTAATAACTGAAGCGCCCGTAGACATAAGCTCAGCAATAACAACACCATAAACATATGACAATTTTATCACAGCATCAGGTGATCTGACAAGTATGGCACCCTCTATTGCAATATAATCACTCTTTAATTCATCTAGCATCATAGCAACTCTAGTTTTAGCATTATAAATTTTTTCATATATATCGTTACCAACTAGATTAATCTTTCCCCATTTAACTGGCTTGTCTCCCTCAATAAGACAAAATGCAACAGAAGAAGTTGAAGCATCTATACCTAAAACCCTGCTTGCTCTAGTTCTAGATAGCTTCGCCAGCGTCATTTATCATCCTCAATATTTTATTTCTATCAGACTTAGAGTTATCTTTTTCACATTTAGAGCATATGTCTAGGGTGTTATACCTACTTAAAGATGCCTTGCATGACTTGCAGTATCTTTTTTGTCCAGACCTAATTGCTTTTTTCTCATAATACTTTTCCATAATCTTTTTATTGGTTGCAATCCTGCAACAATCATCTCCACAATATTTCTGATTATGAGTTTTTGGAGTAAACTCTTTGCCATTTTTACAATCTAAATTAGCGCATATCATTATAAAGGAACCTTAAATCTTTCTATTTGAACAGTTCCAGTAGGAGTATCTTTTGAGTAGCATTCCTTTTTAATTGGGCAGTAGGTGCACGGCATCTTAGTTTTTGTTGCACCTTCTGGCTTCATTGGAAGGTCACCATCTTTAAAATTATCCCACACTTCTCTCATCCAAAGAAATGTGTCTTCGATAATCTTTGTGTTTCTCTCATTCATTGATACTGGAATTATTAATATTTCTTGAGTATTTTTATTCTCATAAAGAAAAAACCCCTCTTTGGCATTTTTAAGCTTCATGTATGTTAATAGCTGAAGCAAGTGGTTCGGTGAAGGGCTCATCTCAGCCTGCCTTGTATCCCAAACCTCTTGCTTTGCTGTCTTGATTTCACCAATTACGGTTTCATTGTCATATTCCATAATTAAATCAATGAACCCACGTATTGGTGGATATTCGTTTATAATTTCTTCTTCTTCTGCAACCCACTGTGGCATAGTTTTAATTAAGTTCTGAAGTCTCTCATGGGCCTGGGTACCCTGAGCCATGTTAGCGACTGCAACAGCATCATTATTGTCAATAAAGACTGCGCCAGAAAAAGCCATATACCAATACCTTGGGCATGTTCCATGACCATATCCTAAAGAGCTTGGGCTAAAAGACTTTTTAGTCATTTCTCCATCTGCTCTTTTAGTATTTTTATATGACTCATCAAGCATTGATGCAAAAAGCTCTGGGTCAAAGAATTTGCCAGTATGCTTTTTAAACTTTAAATTTTTAACTATGTTTCTACCCATTACAAATTATACCTAACGACATACTTAAGTGCATCTACAAGTTTGTCTATGGACTCCTTTGCTGAATAATATATATTCTTTTTATTATTATTCGTGGTCCCAGCTTTATCTTTTGCTATTGTTGAATAATAAGAAGCCATCATGGCAAACTTAGTTGACATTGCCTGCAACTCAATAATAAGCTGTGGTGCCTTAGCAGCAGGCACATCTGGGTTCAACAAAAGCTTTACAATGACAGCCAATGCTCTATCTAACTGAGCATCATTCATATACTCATGAAGATCATTGAACTCTGTTATAGAGTTAATTAACTCTAATGTATTTTTATCCTCTGTCATTTTTAATATTTTTATCCCATTTGTCCATTAATAGTCCTACTCCATACCCAACAACAAAGCCAAGCATGGTCCCATAAAGAAAGTATAACATTAGAATGGAACCTCAGCGTATGTCTTATATGAAGGGAAGTCGCTATTGCTTGGAGACTTATCCTTAGACAATGTGTATGCTGTTACAGAGATTGAATCAGCATTAATTTCATATGAAGTTCTCTTTGTGCCTTCCTTATCCGTCCAGCTTTCTTCATAAATCTTTCCTACAATAATAACTTCCATGCCCTTTTTAATTACAGACTTTGATTGTTCTGCAAGTGTGCGCCAAGCCTTGACTGTCCACCAAGAAGTGTTCTTATCTTCCCACTCTCCAGTAGTATCATTCTTAACTCGATCATTGGTTGCAACTCTAAAACGAAGACCATTTGATCCTACAGTTTCTGGTTCACTACCAACTCTTCCTACGATTGTAATCATTGGATTAGCCATTTTTATTTTCCTCCCAAAATGTAATCAGTTCTTCTAGTACTGACCACTCTATGATTCCAAGACGGACCTTGGAATCCCCTCCGATAATAATTTTAAGAGCAGGGTGCATATCCCTGCTTACCTTAAAAGTATCTGTACAGATTTTAGCCCATACATCTTTATTTAAATTAAATGAAGCTTTAGATTCTTTGTAATCTACTACAAAGTTTTTCCACTTAGCATCACCCTTTTGGTATTCACCACGACCACTATTTTTTTGTGCCTTGGCGCCATCTCGTTTTACTTCTGCTCTCTCCGACATTAATTAAGCTTATGCTTTGTTTCATGTCCATTAGAGCATGTCCAATACATTTCTAATGTAGCTTGATTAAAATTATAAAATGGAGCTGACAACTCGCATTTACTACATGGTCTTTCTTGCTCTATTTTCTCAATCCTTTGATCTTGAACATCTTTAGGTTGAGAAGAAAAAAATTCATTAAGATTTGGCATTTATTTCTCCTATTAATTTGTCTACAACATCTGGATTTTCCTTTAAATATGCTACAGCCTTTGCACGTCCTTGAAAACGTTCTCCATTTACTGTATACCATGCTCCACCTTTTTCTATTATCCCGCACATTTCTGCAACGTCAAGGGTTTCTCCAACAAGATCTATGCCAAGTGACTCTCCTTGATAGTAGAAGTCGTATTGGCCAGAGAGGTTAGGGGGACCGAGTTTGTTATAATCAACAATCCAGTTAACGGGCCTTCCAACTCTTTGTTCAATAATCTTGTCGCCAACCTTAACACCTGCTTTAATAGCATTAGCCTCAGCCTCTGAAGACCAGAGCTTGATAACGGTAGAGGAGAAGAACTTAACAGCCATTCCTCCTGTTGGGATGTGGCTGGCATGCATAGATCCAAACTGATTTCTTTGCTGCGATATAAGAACGAGTAGCGTATTTTTGTTTGCATAATTTAACATTTTGACTGCGTGGGTCATGTCCTTAGCTTCTGCGCCAATTTGCTTTGTGTCTTGCAAATCCTTCATTTCATTTCCGTCTTTTTCAAAGTATATAGCTGGAAGAAGTGCTGAGATTGAATCAACTACAATTAAATCTACACCAGCCTCCATAAGCTTTGTTGCAACATCCACCATATCATTAACAGTTTTAGCTGGAGAGTATATTAATTCTTTTGAGTTAACTCCCAGTTTTTCTGCCCACTCTGGATCATAAGAATGCTCTGCATCAATCCAAGCACAAGTCTTTCCTTCTTTTTGTGCAAGTGCAATCATTTGTAGACAGAACGAAGATTTTCCTGCTGATTTATTTCCCCAAACTAATATCTGTCGACCATAAGCAAAGCCGCCATTTAAAGCAAAGGTAAGTCCGATGCTTGGTGTTGGCTGCTTGTCTACTTGGATATCAACTGCAGACTGTACCCTTGCTCTAGTCTTAGGGTCAAGCTTTGCTAAAATATCATTCAGGTTCATTTCCATTTATTTACTCGTTAGCCAATTCGTAGTCAGATTTAAATCCTAGTGGCTCTAGCTTAAATTCAAATGATAGTCCTTCATCATTATATGTAACTGAGAGTTGCATATCATCATTGGTTGTCTTCATAAAGTCTTCAGTTGATATTTCAACAGAACCTATTTTACTTAATATGGCCACTAGAACTCTAGAGGCATTCATTGTCTTAAATACATCTTCTGCGTTATATGTCATTTTACTTCCTTAACCATAAGTGTTCCATCTTCTAAAGTTTTTAGAACTGGCTCGCATATCATTCCTTCTCGCATCTTTGCCAACGAAAGTGGGTACATGCTTGAAAATACAATTGCTCTATTTAAATTCTTATCTTTATCTGACATAACAAGGTGAGCCATAGTCTTGCCAGCTTTTGTTTTATATGGTGTATAGCTTATCACAAACCTCTGATTTTCGTCAATAGGATAGGATTTTGCATATAAATACTTAACAAAAGCATCATCAGAATCTTTATTAATTGAATCAACCTCTACGTACCTAGATATTCTATTATCGCCAACAAGAACAAAGTACATTTTGTTTGTTTCTATTTTTGTTTGCTCGACATCAAATAGACCTACAGATCCGCTCTCATCAACAATCTCAATTCTTGACCAGCCATTTCCACGCTTTATACTCTTTGCCATTCCAAACATCACAAAAGATCCAAGCTCTTCAAACTCATCAATAGGTCTAGCTTGTGCTTTAATCTTTGGGTCTAAATTAGAAAGGTTAAAGGAAGGTATTCCTAAAAATTCGTAATAAGACTCGGCTTCTTTGCCGCTTCTAGGGTTATCATCAAAAGCAGCACCCCCAATAGCGTTAAGAGAAGCAACGGCCCTAGAATTAATGCCGCTACCTTTCTTGGATGCCTTGTCAACAAAGTCTTTGTAGTTTTCATACGGTCTCTTTTCTATAATTTTATTTGCAATGCTGTCTGAAATAAATTTAATCTCTGCCAATCCAAATCTAATTGAATCTTTTTGTAATGAAAAGTTTACATCGGATTCATTCACATGTGGAAGTTTTACTTTTATACCAAGTCTTTTTGCTTCAATCAAATAACCTGTTCTGGCGTCTTTGTCTCCTTCGTTTTTGAGGATCGAGAATAAAAATTCCAAAGGATAATAGCACTTAAGCCAAGCGGTATAATAAGAAAGCATAGAATAAGCGACAGCGTGACTACGATTGAATGAGTATCCAGCGTGAGCTTCGAATGTTTTCCAGAGATTGTCTGCTTCTTCTGCGCTGATATGCTTTTTAGCGCCCTGAATAAATTTATCTTTGAATGGACTGAGTTCTTTTGCATCTTGCTTTTTACCAATAACCTTTCTAACCTTGTCAGCCTCTGACCAAGTCATTCCTCCTAGGTGTACGCATGCTTGCATAACCTGCTCTTGATATATAATCACCCCGTATGTATTTTCTGTAAAAGGTTTCATAATTGGATGGATATAATTAACTGCTTCATTGCCGTGCTTACGCTTGATGTAAGAGGCTCCAACTGTATTCATAGCTCCTGGTCTAACCAAAGCATTTGATGCAGCTAAGTCTTCAAACTTATCGACACGCATTTTTATAAGTAAGTTTGTATAGGGTGTTGCTTCTGCCTGGAATATTCCCTTTGTGTATCCATCGTTAAAAATCTTATAAACATTCTCATCATCTAAAGCAATGTCATAAAGATTAATATCTTTGTCATATCTACTCTTAATTGATTTTAAAGTATCAGAGATCACAGATAAAGTCTTAAGACCTAGGGCATCTAGCTTAATAAGACCTATATCTGCAACCGTATCCATATCGTATGCCACGACTGGAATTCTTCCAGAGACTTCATCATTTGCATCAGCTCTGGACTCTATTGGTGCGTACTTTCTTAAATCATCTTTTGCAACTACAACACCTGCAGCATGCACCCCAACACTTCGAATCTTTCCACGAAGTCTTTCTGCGAGCCAAGTTACCTCTGGGTACTTTGCTCTAAACTCTTTTGTATTAGGAGAATCCATAAAGTCGTCGAAGGTATCAATTGATTTCATTGCACGGTTAACATCTGAAAGTGGCACCATGAATACTCTAGCAGCATCTCTAATAACACCCTTATCTTTAAAGTAAGTAAATGTAGAAATTGATGCAACGTGCTTAAACTTTTTCTTTAAGTAATCCTTTACCTCTTTGCGACGGCGGTCTTCAAAGTCGGTATCAATATCTGGGAAGTCATTACGTTCTGGATTAATAAATCGGAAGAACAAAAGATCATATTTGATCGGATCCACATCTGTAATTCCAAGGGCATAGCAAACCAATGAGCCAGCTGCAGAACCACGTCCTGGACCAACCATAATATTATTTGACTTAGCCCATGTAATCATATCTGCTACAACTAGGAAATATGAAGCAAATGCCTTATCTTTAATTATAGATAACTCTTCTGCAATTCTATCCAAGTAGGCCTGATCTTTGTCTAGGGATAGTCTTTTAAGGCCTTCTAAGGCCATATCAGACAGTTTCTTGTCAGCATTGGTCTTTGGGATAGGTAGCAGATCTAGCCCCTCATGGAAGTCATACTCGCCAATCTTATCAGCAATCTCCATTGTATTATCGTATATATCTGTACGAATAATGCCTGCCTTATTAAAGTCCGCCTCAATTTCAGACCTACTTTGAATAAATAGATTATAGTCTTGGAATGATATTCTGCGGTCTGGGTACAAGTAATTAAATCTATCCAGCATATCTGGCATTTGTCTAGACATTTCAAAGTCTGCATCTTTATCTGACTTGGGAGATGTTGATAGAATAAGCATTGCTTCTTCCAATACTCTATCTTCTTCTTTAGCAAAGTGGGCATCTCCTGTTGCCACCGCTTTAATCTTAAGTTTGTCCGCTAATTCTAAAAGGGCGGAGTTGATCTCCACAGGGTTATGTGATTGCACTTCCACGTAAAAATCTTGTCCGAAAGTTTGTTTAAAGCTTTTGAGAAGAAGTTCTGCTTCCTCCATGTTACCTTTATCGATAGCCTTACTAATGAGTCCATTAAGACATCCGCTGAGAACGATAATACCTTCGCTATAATCATCTAAAACCTCTCTGTCAATTCTTGGCTTATGGTAAAAGCCTTCTGTCCAAGCAAGCTCTTGTAGTGTGTTTATATTTTCTAAACCTTTTTTATTTTTAGCTAAAAGAATAATATGATTGTAAGCCTGAATAGACTTATCAGTCTTTGAAGATCTATCAAATCTATCTGTAGGTGAAATATATGCTTCTACTCCAAGGATCGGCTTAATGCCTTGCTCCCTACATGCAATTTGCATGTCACGGTGTGAAGATAATGTTCCGTGGTCAGTAATTGCCAAGGAAGTTTGTCCAGCTTCTTTTGCAGCCTTTACGAGTTCGGCAGGAGAATTAAGCCCATCCATTAATGAATAGAAAGAATGCACATGCAAATGTGTGAAGTTCAACTTAATTCTCCGCCTATACTCTCTCTTACCAGTCTACGCTGCTGCTTGTTGATGAAGACTCTCGTTCTTCTTGAGATGATTCACCTGTATAAAATGATGCTTGCTCTGAGTATGGTACGCTACGAACTGCTGTCTTGTCCAAATCAAACAACTCGACAGAAGAAAAGTCAAATGGCTTTTCATCTTTAGCTGCAGGGATAGGGATGATTGTGTAGCTAGTGTCTGTTTTTGTTCCAGACCTCTTTATTTGCCATGTTAGGTTGGTAATACTTCCCGTTAGCTCAGCATATTCAGCTACTGTTGGAGTTATTGTCTTACCGCTAATTCCCTGTGAAAGAATTGCAACGTATGGATCATTTTTTCCATCATTTACTAAAACGTTAACATACATTCGTCTTTTGGCATTCCAGTTGGTCTTTGGGTTTGATCTATTTTGTTCACAGCCGTAGCATCTGCCTTCATCATCAAAGGAGCATAAAGCTTTTCGTCTGTAATCCTTTGGGCTTGTATGTTCTACAGCAAAGAAGCCGTAGCCTAGCTTAGCGTCATAGTTTGGAGAATTTGGATCTAACTCCTGAAGAAATCTAATAATTACCTTTTCTCCATCTTCAATCTTTAACCACTTTGCTTTACTATCTTCTCCATTTGAATATGAAGTCTTTTCCATGGCTCTTGCCATTCCTGCTAGTCCTACGATTTTTGACATGTATTTCTCCTTATGTATGTAACGGTATATATCCGTTTGTGACCACAAATTTTGTGAGGCTATGTTCTATATTCGAAATTAGATATGGCATTTGTTATACAGGCTTTAATATCCTCATCAGACATATCACCTGCATCTTTTACACCCTCTGGATATATTCTACCATAAGAATGCGATGCCCACAAGATGTTTTTATTACTTAGTTTATATGCAATTGTTGAGCCTAAATCTCTTCCCGCCTTATCTGCATCAGTCATAATAATAACTGTATTGAAGTATCTATTTAACAGGTTAAGGTTTTGTCCAGATATGTGACCCCCCAGGGTGGCAACAACATTTGGAAATCCAGCTTGGTGAACACGAATTGCATCAAAGCTAGACTCTACAACAATAACCCTATCTCCAATTTTTTTAGCACGGTGAATATTAAACATAGTCTTGCTTCTTGGAAGGTCTTTGCTATTCTTAAATCTCTTATCAGAAATAGATCTACCAACAACACCTACTGCTACCCCGTCTGGGCTATGAACTGGGACAGTTATCATGTCCATATTGTCTGAATATCCTAATGAAAAATGTTTAATTGAATCTAAATCAATACCACGAGACTTTAAATATTCTTGAGCTTTGTTGCTGTTAATTAATCCATTATGCAAGTTAATCAATTTGTCTGCTGGAAATTCAATAAAGTCTGGCTTATCTTCTAAGATATCCTTTAATGATTCATCAAAATTTTCTAGGGCCTCAGACTGTTTTGATTCAATATACCTCAAGGATTGAAACTCATTTTTATTTAAAATCTTTTTTACTAGGTCGCTTAGCGTACCTGCTTCTCCGCAAGAAGGATTAAAGCACAGGTAAGCTCCTTTTGTTTTGCTTACGCTAAAGCTTGAGGTATGTCTGTTGGAATGAAATGGGCAGTATGCTAGGTAATCATTAGATGTCTCACCCACCATATCTATTCCAAGGCTTTGGATTATTGATTTGATATGGATGGGGCTATACTCCGAGCTATCAACTTGCCTTGAGTTATACCCTCTAATTGCCATGCCTTCTTCTTTCCTACGTATATACCATGAAGAGTCATTAAGAATCTCCATGTTTCTCCAGTAAACTCTATTGAGAAAGCTGGATCAACATCTAATACCCTGACATACCCTTTGCCACGCATATCTTGAACTAACAAGTTTTCGTACTGTGGCCTTAAACTTATTAGCTGTGCGTTGTCATAAAAGTCAACCTGTATTTGAAACCTTTTTATATTTCTATGTGTCACTTGCTCAACTCTGGTAAGTCTTCATAAATTGGAGTAATAACTCCTCTATTAATATCCCAGTCAAGAAAGAATCTAAAATCATGTCCGTGTCTATTCTTTCTAGATACAATTTCAATAAGATCTGTATTGGCATGCTTGTGAATAGCAATAGCCATATCAGCATCATACTCAATAGCCTTTGACCATGCAACTTGGCTCATCATTGGCGGCTCTTTTTGATCTGAAATATCATCTGCTGTTGCAGCAGTAATATCAATAATTGGAATTCCATTTGTTACAGCTAACAACTTAAAGTCTCTTGAAATATTTCTATTTCTTTCAACTTCTGAATTGCTTCTCTTATTGTCATTAAATAATTGATGGTAATCAAGAATAACTAAGTCTGGCTTGTGCTGGTCAATCTTGCCCTGAATGGTTGCTGGAGTTACTTCTCCTGCCCCTTCATTTGAAACAAGAATAAAACTGTTTTTGCCTTCAGTCTTTTTCTTTCCCCATGTTTTAAAATCGTCAATGTTAATGTCACCCTTAGAAAGGTCGCTTGCTCTAAACAAGCCAGAGCCGAGCATTGTATAAATTCTATCTCGCATATTCTCTGGTGCCATTTCAAGAGACACGATCATAGGCTTAAAGCCTTGCTCCCAAGCTTTACATGCAAGATAGGATGTAAACCAAGTCTTACCACGTCCTGGCCATCCAATTGCAACAATAAGATGTCCTGGAGCCATTCCAGTTGGGTATGCCTTATCAATTGCATCAAACCCTGTTAGGATACCTGGACTTCCACCCATTGCTAAAGATCTAGTTCTTACTGACTCATAGTGTCTTTCTGCTGAATCTAAATCTGTTATGTCTAGGTCTTTAACATTATTTGTGTACCTGCTTAAGTTTGCAAGCTGTGATTGCATTGTTCCAAGCACTCTAGATGGTGCATCTTCTTTTAGCGATGAGCCAGCCTGCATAAGAATTGTCTTTAGCTTATTGCCCACAAATTCATTTTTTAGTTTATCTAGATAGTATCCAGTCTCACCTTTTGTTTCAACTGGCTCAAAGTCTTTAAATTTATCTTGTAGAATTCCAACTTCTGGTACTGCTCTAAACTTATAGTAGTATGACTTGAGACCTTCCCAAATATCTTTATGGGATATAAAAAGGTCGTCTGAATTGTCTGCAAGTATGGTGCTGATATCTTTATTTTTACAAACTGCCGAAATTAGTTCCGCTTCTGTATTCATTAATTACCCTCAACCATTCTTCTTTTAGTCTCCTTTATAGTTCGGCTTCTGTTAACTTTATCTTCTTTAGCCTGAATCATCATGTTCTCCATTCGATCAAAGTTGTTGTAAAAGAAATTTAGCGGATGTCTATTCTTTCCAGTTTTAAAGTAATACTCTAAAACTTCTTTAGATCTATCAAACCCTATGCTGTCTATGACATCTTGCATAGCCCACTTCTCTCTATACTTATTAATAGTTGGCTTTGTTTTATAAGCCTCCTCATATAAATTAGAGTACAGAGAAAGTAGGATGTAGGGTTCTTTATTTACTGCCACGCAATTCCTCTTCTACTTCTTGTGTCTTTTGAATTAGCTTATCTTCTACAAACTTATAGACTCGATCTGCTGCGGCATCTACTGTTTCGCCTTCTCTAACAAAGTCGTCAACTCCGATACCAATCTTAATGCTTTCAAAGTTTCCAAGGTTGCGTGTAAAAGATAGATCTACTCTAACTTGAGTTCCTTTTTCCATTAGTGCTCCGCCTTTCTATGTCTGCTTAAAGTGTCATGGGCAAAAATGCCCCAACGCACTACTAATTCTTTTTTACATATTTCACATACTACAACTCTTGCTGGTGCTACTCTGCTTTCCATACTGGCACAAAGTTCCCTTCTGTTGTCTTAGTATACAATATAGTGTTGTGTTTGAGAAGAGCCTTCATCTCATTTTTTGAAGGCATGTTATTAGAATACCCTGATTCTAATATAAACTCATGTATGTCCATAATGTCCGATTCACTATACATAAACTTATACCAAGTACTATCTGGATTACCTATTGGATATACTTTCTGAGGATATCTTATCTTCCCGTCCAAAATATAATCTTCTATGGTGACCTTATGCTTACCAAGCATTTGAGCTACTTGGCTAGTTGAATATGCATTCTCCATAGTTTTTAAAACTTGTGAATAGGAATAAAGCAATCTCTTTTTATCTGGATAGCACCAAGCAACCATTTGGTCTTTAGATCTTGAATGACTTAATACTTTATGTATCTTGTTATTTAAGAAGAAATACCGAATGCTTTTAACTGAATTTTTTCTCTTTTTTCTAACCATTTACCTAGTGCACTCGTATCCTT